CTTTCCTTACTTTCTTATATGGTACTTTCTTAGCTTTCCCTTTGGAAGAGCTAGTTGCATATTTTGGCATATATTCTCCTATCTATTTGCGCTACCAAAACCTGTAGTTGTGCCTGAAACCATGGCACCACCGCCACCAGAGAAGTCACCCATTCTTTCTCTTTTACGACGACGAACACGTTCTTGTACTTCTGAGTTCATATTTAAAGCAGACAAAACACCTTCTCTAGCAATAGTGTAATCTTCTTCACCAGCTTTTTCGGCAAACAATAAAGTTTGTTGAGACAACTGACTATAAGCTTGTTGTAATTGTTGATTGCTGTAATCTAAATCAGCAATTTCTTCAGCCATGTTTTGAGTAATTCTTCCATCTTCTCCAAGAATATCTATTGCATAACCTCCAGCTATAGCAGCTTGAGCCATGTTTTTAAGATCAAACAAATCTTCATTAGGATCTAAGAAGTTAGCAAGCAGCGCGTTCTCTCCATTTTTTTCTCCATACCAATTTGCAAAAGTAGTTTGAACTTGTTCAGGCGCATTCATAACAGCAGACACACCTTGATTAATACGTTGTTGAACTTGTTGTATAGAAACATTGCCAGTAATTAAATCACCAATGTATGTATCCATAGTTTTAGTATTAGTAGCATTATTAATATAAGTATCTAACCCGTGGGTATACATCAATTCTTTAAAAGTATTTTCATATGCTAAATAATCTTGAATATCTATAGCGTTATAACCTGCTTCAAGACGAGGATGATAGCCCGGAAATCTTTCTTTAAATTCAGGACGTTCAAACAATTCAGGTAAAAGATTTTTAGCTTCAGTAGGTGGAGGCATTGCTTTTCCACTAACAGTGTCAATAAATTTTCCAGTTAATCTAGGGATAATCCAGTTTTCAATCATAGATGTAATCGAACCAGTATTAAATCCTGCTAATCTTAATTCTGCTGCTATAAAATCTTTAGCGTCATCTATTTCTCTTTGAGATAATGTAGGCAATACATCTGTTCCAAAAGGTTCAGGGTCGTTTTGAAATCCACCCCAATCATCTCCTTGATTACCTGTTTGAACACCTGCTTGATCTCCGAGACTTGGGGGAGCAACATAACCTCCATCATCTACAATAGTAGTTGTAGGTTTCTCACTTTGAAGAAACAATTTATCTGTTGGTAAACCAGTAGAAGGATCTGTCGGACCTAACATTCCTTTATCCATCTGACTACCCCAACCAAACATTGAAGCATCATTAATACTTGTTCCTTTTAAAAGTTCTTCAGCAGCTTTTGTACTTAAAATACTTCCGCTTTGATCTCCTAAAGGATCTTGAAAATGTTGAACAACTCCTTCTATAAAAGATTTGCCTTGTTCTACAGCAGCTTGTCCAATGCCACTAATGCTTCTTAAAAAAGCATCTACAGCATTTTGATCTTCTGTAGATACATTTGCCAATGGATCTGTTTCATCATTGTCAATAAAATAATCTTCTGCCATTACCTTGTTCCCATCGTTTGAGCCATGGCACCAGAAAGACTTCTGATACTATCTCTAAAGCCTCTAGTTGTTTGATACCTATCTCTACCTTTAGCCCAAGTTCTAGCTTCGTCTGCTGTTCTAAGTCTTCTAGTTCTAGAACCTTCTTCTGTCATAACTTCACCAAATTTAGTAGCTTTACTAGAAAACAGTTGCACACCTTGATCGTTACTTGCTTCTAATCCTTTGTCTATACCTTTAGTATCAGGGATAGTAGGAGGAGAAAGAGGGCTTTGAGAAGGATCAACAAACAAATCATCAACAGGTATCTTCCACATGTGGACATCTTCAGGATTCAATTCTAATGTTTCAACAATTGCATCTTTTTGTTCTGCAACAACATCAGCCATAGTCATGCCTCTATTAGTTAAACCACGTATATCAATCCATTGCCCGTATCTACTTTCTGCTAACCCATCTACAAAATCTTTTGCATCATTAAGATTTCTAGTACCTTCAGCTATTTTCCAAGCTAAATCCCAAGCGTCACCGCCTACTGGTACAAGCATGTCTTGTGCATAGCTCATAATATCGTCATGGTTTTGTTTAACACGGCCTGAATTTGGTGCAGATTTTGTCCATTTGCCTGAACGGGCTGCACCTATAATTTCTCTTTTAAATCGATCATCAGTCCAATCATTTCGTAAAGCTTCGTTAGACAAAAATTTATAAAAATCTGGAGAAAACTCACCTCCAAAATATGTGCCTACAATGTCTGTTGCGTAACGCATATTTTCATTAAAATTATATTCGTATGTAGCTGGATCAGTTGCTTCTAATATTAAAGCATTACGAAGTTTTTCTGGTTGCGTTAAATACCATTCACTTTCTTTAAGAGCATTCATTAATCCGTCATACAAATCTGTATATGGTAGACCATCAGAACTCATTGTCCTGCCGTGTTTATTCCACCAATCAAAAATAATTCCTTTAAGGTTTTCATCATTTCTAATTATTGAAGCCCAAGCAGGAAACTCATCATAGAAATCTTCTAACCAATGTTCTCCAAAAACAGTCATTTGTTCTTCTGCATTTCCTAGTGCATCGTAATCTATATTAGGAAGATTCATTATCTTAAACCTCGATTCTTATCTAAAAAATTTGTATCAGGTAATTCATAAGCTAAACGTTCTTCTTTTGTACGTGCATAATTAGCACCAGTAACAGAAGGTAAACCTTCACCCTTTACAACAGACCCTGTTCCAGATGACTGTTTTGTATTCAAATAATTTAAATAAGAACGATTAATATAAGATACATATTCCATCATAGTTGGATGTTCACTATTAGGTTTCCCATGAGTAAAATCTATTCCTTTGTCATAGAAACGAATTTTAGCTGGGATACCAGCATAATGTTCAGCAGCTACTGCGCCTATGTCACCATCATATTTTTCTAAAAAAGATTTAAATTTATGTTCAGCTACAGCATCTTGAACATCAGGATTAGGTTTACCTGTAACTGGTTCACCATATAAATCGTTGCTCCAATAAGCCCAATCATTTTCACTAAACTGATATGCGCCATTATACTTTACTGTTGGATCACCCCAGCCGTCATCGTAACCTGCTCCATCATTTTCTTGCATAGCCATAACTACAGCTAAATCACGAGCTTGTTCTTCGTAATCAGGCGTAGCCATACTTGGTAAATTTCTACCAAAGTTTGGATTACCACGACTTAACCCTGCATCTGTTTCAGGATTTGGCACATCTGCATAACGCAACTCTGGGTTTTCTACATTTCCACGATTCATTTGATATTTATTAGCCCATTTAGTTCCTGCTTGACCTAGTTCCCATTGAGGTGCATAAAATATTGGACTGTAAATACTTTCAAAACCTTCGTTCATAGCGTCAAATCTGCGTCTTGTTTTAGTGTTACCTATATTGTATTTAGCTGTGTCAACATTAGGGATATCATAAGGAGTGTCATCTAAATACAATCCCATTGGTACAATCATATTAGGTATAACAGGAGAAGCTAACCCATACTGACCTAATGTTTCTTTTCCTTTTTTCTCAGCTTTTTCATCTTCATAAATTACATACAATCCTAAACCATCTTCTAAAGGATTAGAACCAGAGGGAGCAAACATATCGGATGCACTTTCTCCATGCATCCCATATAAATAATCCCACATTTGTTTAATATCATCAGGATTAGATTTGCCCATAACAGGAACTACAAGATGCTGCATTTCACCAAGCCACTTATTAACATTATTTCCAAAAGGATTCCATAACTCATCTAATACTTCTACGCCTTGATTCCAAGCCCATTGATTAACATCATAAAGAATGTCTACTGCTTCTATGACTTCATCTTTAACTAGAGGAGCATTATTACCTGTAATAAACGTCATATTCTAGTACCTCTGTCTCTTTGATTACCTTTCCCTACAGAAGCAAAAGCTGCAAGCACATCGTTAGCTGCTTTCCTAGCCATACCAGATTTTTCATTACCAAAACCAGAAGCAACTTGAACACGTTTAGTTATATCGTCTAAAGCACCTAACCGTAGTTCGTCTTGCTCAAGCATTGTTTTAGCCCCGGCTACATGACCAAATGATGTAGGAGTTTGAGCATTTGAAATTACATTTCTTAACCAATCAGAATTATATTCTTGATTTCTAAATGTTTGAGCGCCAAAAGTATTAGCAAATTCATTACTTGCTGCTTCAAAGTTACCATTGTTTTTATTTAACAAAGTAATAAAATTCCATCTATAAATATCTTTACGTTGTTGAGCAGTAGGAGCTTCGTCAACATTTATTGGCACACCAGCAGCTCTTGCCATACGCAAAAACTCGTTTCGATTACCACCAATTCCTATCCGTATATTATTTTCCCATCCTTCTTGACCGCCATAATATTCAGCACCAAAAGAATCAGCTAACCCCATTAAATCAGTAAACCCTTCTGTTTTATATTCAGTAGGATCAATGTCACCTGCAACATACAATTCATTAAATGCTTTTTCTATTATGTCTTGTTCTCTGTCACCGACTTGCCTGCCTGTACCATTCCACAAATTATTTAATGTATTTACAATTTCTGATTGCACATCGTTTTGTAAACCTCTCATTGGAGACATAGAAATAGTATTACCATCTGCATCTTTTGTAACGCCTACACCCCATTTAGCGCTGTTAGCTTCAATATTAGAAAAAAATCTTTTATCTAAATACTCTCCTACCCTAGCCATAGAAATTGGGCTGTTAGGATTCTTTCTGTTGTAATCCTCTACTCTTACACGTTCAGTAATAATGTCAGCCATAAAACTACGAAACGCTTGCCTGTCTCTATTCCTAGAGTAACCCCATTCTGGTCCACCAGAATCAGTGTTGTAATATCCTAAAGCAGAAAGCTGTCCTTGAACTGCACGAAACATATCAGGGCTTTTTGTTTCTAAATTACGCATATAGTAATCTAAACTTTTTTGATCTAACGGTACACCCATCATCATTTCTTCTATTGTTGAAATGTATCCCATGTTCGTTCCATCATAAGAAGGAACAATACCTATCATAGGAATTTGCACACCTTCATTCACATCTGTTTCAGGATCATCATACAAATTAAGATTTAATGGATCTCTAAAAGTAGCACCCTCATCTTCTGGTGCTAAAAACATAAACTCATGTCCAGCATAAGTACCAGTTATATGTGCATCTACTTTAGCTTTTTCTTCGTCGTTTAATTGTTCGTATGTTCTATTTTTTTCTCCGCCACCATCCCCATTAGCTGCATGATAATTTCTTAAAAGCTCTTGTCCGCCTACAGAATTTATTTCAACAACTTCAACAGTCATAGGAGTACGTCCCTCTACTCCTCCTGCTCCCATAATTTCACCAAACTGTCCACTTAAACCTAAAGGATCAACAGCCCCATATATTGAATCAGCAGGCAAAGGAGCGTTGCCACTAAATGTTACATAATAAATATAGTTATCTAAAAGAACATTAATCATTCTAGTAAAAGAAGTTGCAGGGTCACTGTTAGCTAAATAAATATGATGAAGTTTATCTGGTGCTTGAATTATTGTAGATAAAGAAGCAGCTTCTTGTGTATTAACACCACCACCTGTAAAATTAGGTTGTTCTATTTCCCAAGGATTATCTGGTTCAGGAGCGCCAGAAGGAACACTCCCCTCATTTGGAGTAAATTCATCTAAATCATCTGGTGGCATGTTTAATTAACTCCTAAATCTAATGTGCCTTCTTCTAACTTTATTACCCAATCTTCACCAATGAAAGGCAAAAGCAAGTTATAAAACATTGTGTTAAGCCACGGTCTACCCGCAACTAAAGCACTAAATTCGTTGTATGTATCAAGTATAAGATTATTACGAATAGATGTCCATTTAACACCTTTGTCATTACTACCTCTTACACCAGATAATTGTATTAAAGCGTTATCTAAATTAATAATTAATTTCATACCTGAAAGAATATCGGTTTTATGTGGGCTGTCAGGAATTGCATCAATATTATCTGATGTAAACAAACGACGCATTTCATCAAGCGTTTCTTTACGTTTATGTTGAGAATCTAAACCGAACGTATTTTCTGCCCATATAGGATACCGTTCTTTAAACGTTGCATCGTATGAATCCCAGCTTTCTTCTTCCATCATAATCATATCAGCCCATGACACACCCGGTTTTATATCGTTTCTACGACCACTGTCTCTAGCTTCTCTGAATATATTTAATTGTCTTAAATGAGCTTCTTTTGTTTGATAATATTCAACAGAAGGAGCAACACTTTGAATAGCAATTTGTATTTCTTCAGTTGTACGATCCCAACGTAACGCTTCACCTAATTGCCAATCTCTTGCAAACTGTGCATACAATGTTTCTTCTTCAGTAAATCCTCTTGGAATAAAGAATGAATGAACTAAAGGTGCAGCTAATACCCATTCTTGATTGTCTCCTGTTGTCAACCATTCCCAAGCTGCCACAGTCATAGGCAAATCAGCTATTGTTATTTTCTCTGTTGCGCCTACGCCAGTAGTACCTATTCTAGTTATTTCTCTATTCCATTCATCCCAATAAAAAGAATCATCTGTAGAAATATTTGGATACTCTATAGCAAAATTAGCATCAAAGTCTTCTTTAGCTTGATCCAACATGTATTCAAAAGCTTCTTCATGAGGCATACCCATATCAATACCTCGTTGCATTAACTCATTCCATTCCCAAGCTGCATCAGATGACAATATTGTTGAACGTGATGACGTACCAACTATTTGCCATGTCACCATATCCATAACCATTTTTACTTTAGCTATATGAGAAATAGCTTCATACCAATTCTGATTGAAAACTTCTTCACCCGGCCTGCCAGCCATGTCAGCTTGGTCAGGTAACATTCCTTTTAATCCTAAGATCATAACTGCGTCAGCTTCAGCTTTAGAATAAAGTCCAGCTATATCAGAACCACCAAAAGCATTAAGAACAGCAGCAAATGGTCGAACAAATGTTGTAGGTAATAGCTGACCAAAAATTGAATTAACTAAAGGCTCATCGTAAGTTCTATTCATTACAAGATTTTCACCTACACCAAGTAAACCTTCATTAAGCAGTTGTGGACCAATTACATGAGATGCTGCTGTTAAAGGGATTCCTAGTATTGGACCAAGTTGAAATTCAAGTAAATTATCTGGATCGTATCCCGGCAAAATAAATCTTTCAGGGAACCCTACACCATCTTCAAAGACGCTTAATAATTTACTACCAAAGAATTTTTGAACTATAGGAATACTATTCATTACTTCTAAGAAAATACCTACACCTGTTTCAGTGAAAGGTATTTTAAGTCTCATCTGTCCTGTTCGTTCATCTTCATATCTGTAACCTGTTTGTACAGCAGCAAACAATAACCAATTTAATCTTGGTATAGCTGCTGGATTATGCTCTATTGTTTTTGCCCATCTTGATAAGAATTGGAAATGAGCAAAATGAAATGGTATTGCTGATCCAACCATCTCTTGAAAGAATGATCGTTTTGTGTGCATGTCAACGTAATGACTCATTCGTTTAGCAGAATCAAGCATTGCAAAATCAACTCTTGCATGATGTGAAGCAAGTTGTTGCGACATCCATTCCATTATGCTGCGTATAAATAAATTGTATTCGTCTGTTGGTAATGTTTCTTTTAGATGAAAGAACTGTTCTTCGTTACCTGCAAATACTCTGTGGAATAATCCTTTGTCTTTAAAATTAATTTCAACATCATAATAATTTCTATTTGCTAAAGCATCACGTAAAGCTTCATCAGGATTATTTCCATATGCTTTACTTAAACTATGCGTACCTTTAAGATTCCCACCTCCGGGCAATCCATAATCATTTCCAATACGCACTTCACCTTTAGGAAGATCAAATACTTGTTCTAACAAAAGATTTTTGTCTTTAACTCCTGACATCCAATCATCTACTACGTCAGCAAAAACAGCAGTAACATCTTCAGCTTTTCTTCTATTACGGAAAGTTTCAATAAAGGTTCTTAACTCAGGAATATCAAATTGTTCTACTCCGTTATGCATAGCTTTATGATGTGGCGATAGTCTGCTAGGCAGCAACCAATTAGGTACTTCTTTTAACAATGTTGTTTCTAAAAATTTAAACGCATTAGCGCTGTGTTGATAAAATTCAGTTATACCTAAAGATTTAGTAGCCCAAGTTTCAGAAAAATACCACAAGAACATAGGTTCACGGATACCTGCTTTAATAACAGGATGCATGTAACCACCAAAGAAAGCTCTTTCTAAATGTTTAATACCAGACATAACTGCTCCACCCGCTCCAGTTTTAGGAGCGCCCGCTGGCATTGTATGCAACATTCTTTGAGGCAACAATCCATCATTACTATGTGTAACTAATCGCGCTTCTGACATAGCTGCATCTTTTGGAAAACCAGTTAACTCAAGCAACATAGGATGATTAACTTGTGCGCCTCCAGATGCTTCTACTCTGTCATGTGTAGTTAAAAGATGATTCATTTCATTTTTTATTTTTTCAGTTTGGACTCTAGTAAATTGAGCCATATCGTTAGAACCAGCTTCAAACGAACCTATTGATTTATAATCTTTTGGATTAAAACCGACAGGTATATTTAATTCTTTAGTAGTAGGATTATAAGCAGTATCAGGAAGAATGTGTATATCTTTTGTTTTTGTATGTTCCCAAACATGAAACACATTATGTGAATCCATTACAGTTTCAATATCATTTGGTCCAACACTCTTAGGATTTACACCTACAAGATCTATGCCATGATGAAAACCACCTATATCACTTGGTCTTAAAGATGCTGCTCTTTCACTATCGTACGTCCATAATGCTCTAGGTGTATCTGATTCAGCTATTGTTCTTAATTTACTTTTAACTATTGCTGCTGTTCTCGTAGGCATATTTTGTTGGGCGGTTTCATCGATTGGAATGTTTTTAGTTTTAAGTTCTTTAGCAGTTTCTTTAAACGAAACAGGATAATCTTGCGGATCAGGATTTCTTAAAATTGTTTTAGCTGCTCCATCATAATCAAAAGTAGCGCTAGAAGGATTACGAAAGAAAGGCCACACAGCATCAACATGTCCTGCTTGTATTGCTTCATCTATTTGTTGTTGTCTCCATTTTAAAAATGCTGCAAGTTTTTCTTCAGGCATTCCGCTAATTCTATTTATCATGTATTCTTCAACGTCTTTAACACCAGCTTGGAATAAAGCGTCATGAGTTTCAGGAGTTTTTTTACGTCCAATAACACCACGAGGAGGTATAACATCACCCGGTTTTGCTGTAGATAAACCAGCAGCAGGGAAAAATTGTTCGTCAGGTCGCGCGTAATTCCAGAAGACATCTTGTTCAAAACCTATGTCTCTTTGCGCTAATTGTTCTATAGTGTCACCTACTATAAGAGAAGGATCATCGTGCATCCATTGAACTTCTTCATAACTCATGTTCCACGGTTTTAAAATATCAGAATCAAATTGTGTTATATCACCTACAGGGTTTCCTTTTATTTCTAAATTAGGAACAAGATCTGTAGGTTCAAAATCAGTAAATATTCTACGAACACCATCATGTTTTACCCCACCTACAGTACCTATATACGGCAAGTCTGCTATTCCTTTTGATACTGTTGGAAGATCTCCAAGTATTTGCCATATTTCTCGTTCTAAATCTGCAATAGTAGAAGTAGAAGACGCACCATGATCGTTAACAATTTTTATTAATCTATTTAAAGTAAATCCAAAATCGTCATAGTATGGTAAATCGCCTTTCCATCTTTGATACGAAGCTGTTGCAGAAAACGGATAAGTTACTTTTGATCCACTTGGTAAAGAAAGTAGTGAATGTGCAAGATTTATAATTTCTTCTTCAAGATACTCTCGTCTATCAAGAGTAGTAGCAAGTTTTTCAGGGGATTGTGGTGTAGTAGGAAAACGTATATTACGTGCTTCAAGTTCAGTTTCTAATCCAATAATACCAGTTGGTTCAAATTCGCTAGGCATTGGAGTCTCATCTGGAATCCATTTACCAGTTGGTACACCATCAGCTCGTTCTTCAACCCAACCTAAAGGAACACTCTTTTTATCAGCCCAACCTTCACCTGCAATATAGACAGAAGGTGGTCTAGAAACATCTTGACCATACCCACCTCGCGGAAGATTTATACCTTGAGAAGAACCAAATTGTCTACCAAAACCTATATCTGCTTGATACTCACCTTTAGAATAAAGTCGTCTAACAGAAGGCAAAGATTTAAATGGTCCCATTGGGTTCAAAGCATCATCAAGCATTTGTGATCCGATTTGTCCACCGCTTTGATAGATCCATTCATTCCATTTTTCTACTGCTCTACTAATAGCTTGAGCATGTTCACTATTATGAGATCCTGTTAAACCAATTACAGTCTGTTGTTGAACACCTGTATGTCTACCTAAAGGTACAAAAGTTCCCGGAGAACCATTTGAAGGATTATTACTTATTAATTGTCCAAGAAAACTTCCGCCTTTAGGTACGTTTCTTTCTAACCAAGCACTAGGCAAAGTTGAACCATAAGGATTATTCATAGGGTTCAACATATTTAAAGCATCTATAGCTAATTTGTCAGTTCCTAATTCTTTAACAAGAAATCCTTTAAGAGCGTTTCTTAATTCAATAGTCATAGGACCACGAGCTGCTTCAAATAAATACCCAAGATGCAATGCAGCATCACCATTAATTTGAGGCAAAAAGATTTCTACTCGATCAGGAGGAACAGGAAGCATAACTCCTTGATGACCGCCATGTGCTTTTAAAGATCTTAATCTGTCTTGCCCAGAGATAGTTGTAAACTCTTTTACTCCTCTATCAACTTGCCGAGAAACAATAGGTTGTAAATCTCTGCCGCCGACTAAAGCTTCAGGATTAACTCTGTAATTAACAAGCCAAGCTAAAGCATTACTGTGAACGTAACCAACATTTTTATCTGAAGGAGTTAACAATCCTCTAATAAATTTTTCTTCAGAAGGTGTTATACCTACTGTTTTTTTAATATTTTTAATAAGTAAATTAACTTCATCACGCATTGTGCCTTGTTCAAAAGTATGTACGTTTTCATAAAATTCTCGTAAATGAGAACGAACTCCCATTTCTGTTACTTTGTCATATGCAGCTCGTGCAAATTGTGATGAAGGATCTTCAGGTGGTGGCGGTGAAGCAGGAGCAAATGCTGGTGGTTTTGGAGGGGCTGGAGTAAATCCTGAAGATGCAACGTCTTCACCTCTAAATGGAACTGCTGCGTCGCCGCGACTTTTTTTCTGAATAGCAGGATTACGTCGCCTGAATGTTAGATTAATACGTGGACCAACATTTCCTTTACGTCGCATTAAACTATGTTCCCAAGCATCTTGTGTGCCTTCACGCATTAAGAAAACATCTTTATCGTTTAATTCAAACGGTACATGTTCTTCTTTTCTAGATGTTTTGTTCCATGCTTGACGCGAATACTCTACTCGTTTACCAGTTTTATCTATATAAGTTCGTGGTCTGAAAACAAAATCTCTTGTAGCACCAAGGTTTACAGAAGCAATAATTGCTTCAGGTTGCGCAGGCCAAGTTCCTGTTTCTTTATCGTAATGAAAACCTAAATCAACATTACCTCTTGCATATTTTTGAACAATAACTGTATCAAATTCGTAACCAGTTATAGCTTCTACTTGATTTTTAACATCTTGAATAACAGGATCCCAACCGCCCTGAACGTATACATGTTTAGTGCTTCCTTTTGTACCATTTCCTTTTGAGCGAAGAACAGTACCAACTGGTTTACCTTCATCAACAATATGATAATGATGATACGTGTAATAATAATCTGTTCCTACTTCACCTAAAACAGTTACTTCAGGTTTACTTGCACCAAACGGTGATTGCCATTCAACAACATTATCTACATCATCTAACGTAATTCCTTGTATTGATTGTGGGTAATAATCTAATTGCCCACCTAATTCTTCTATTGCTTCAAGATTCTTTTGTAAATCAATTCCACTTGCAGTAGGAGCAGGAGGTACATAAGTTCTAGCACCACCAGACAAAGAGTCAGTTAAAAACTTTTGAACTGAAGATTCAAAATCTGGAGCAGTTTTAAGAAGATCTTCTGCTACTACTTCAAACTCAATTACAGTATGGCTAACTGCAAGCTCGTCCCAATTTTGTGTTCTTGTATCATATTCATAACCAAGCTTTTTAGCTAACTCTCTACTTTTGTATTCATCAGAAGGTTTTTTACTAATAACACGAACTAAAACTTTTTCTTTACCACTTGTTATAGTTAGCAACTCACCTTCGCCAAACCGTTCTAAAAGACCCGGATTTAAATCAATCGGTAATATCTTTGCTTCTCCACTTTTATAACCTTTTTCTATAAGTGGACTAACACCTTTTGCTAGTTCAGGATCTCGTTCCATGCCTCTTACTGTGTCAGATCTTACCTCAGTAGATTTAGGAGCTATTAAAGCATTACGCTCACCTTTAACTACTGCTTCAAAAAGAGTTTTAGATTTACTTCCTGCTGCTGCTTTAAATATATTACCTTTGCCAAATTTACCACTAAGAACAACAGAGTTCTTTTTGTTTGTTTGCCATTTCATTTCAACTACATGTTGTCTAGGACCAGCAACATTAAGTGTTTGAATATTATTTCGTTTTAACCATTTTAAAAGTCTTGTTTTATCTTTATCAGTAAATTTTTCTGCATTAAATATTAAAGGATCTGGATAATCAGCTTTATCTGTAGCATATTTAATTGTTCTTTCTGTACCTGAAACTCCTCTACCTTTAATTGTTTTAGGCAAATTTGGTTGAGTGAAAATAACAGTACCATCAGACGCATCTATATTAGCTTTAGTCCGCCTCATATAATATTCGCCCCAATTACCACCGTCTTCTGGTATAGGTCCTTCAACTTCTGTTATACCAAGATCTCTCATTTCTTCATCAGTAACTAATTTTCCGTATTTTGTTTTTTCTTTACTAGAAGAAAGTTTGCCGGTTTTTCCTACAGGAGCTACTCCACCAGTTTCAATTTGAAGCGCACGACCCGCACGAACACCAGCTATATCAGCACCAGATTGACCGCCAGAAATAATTCTAGTAACAGGATGAGCAAGAGGAACTTTACTTGAAAGAGCTGCTGATTCACCAACACCTAATTGTTGCAAAGCAATTTGATTAGCTTTTACTAAATCAGAAGCTGAAACAGCATCATCATAATGTTGTAAACGAACAGCAGCTAACTGACGTTCAAAAGAATACAAATAAAAAGGTTCAGCTTCTTCTAATACATCTCCTGCTTTTTTTGGAGCCATACCCATTTTTGCGCGTTCAACATTTAAAGCATTTAAAAAAGTTTCAGGAACACTTGAATGACCTGCGGTTAAATTAAGCTCTGATAAACCTTTAACAAATGTAGAAGGATTATAACCAAGAGTTTTTAAAGCAACAGCATTAGGTCCTTTTGTTATGTTTTTGTGATTAAATAAAATAGCTTTATACTGTTTAGCAAGAACACCAAAGTCTAAATGAATTTCTAATTTACCTTCAACATTTTTAAGCGAGTCAGTAGCTCGATGAATCGAAGACCCTACTCCAGTATCTACATTTTTAATATCTATATCTGGAACATGAGGAGGCATTCCAGTACCTTGAGGCAAAGCAGGTTTACCAGTTTTCCTCCAAGGAGCTTGATAACCCGGAGGAACAATATCTCTAAAGAACAGATTCATAGGTTCATCTATATGATGAGCAAGTTCAACTCCCATTTCTACAGCAGCAGGTTCATCTTTCATCCAATTCATTTGCTGTAAAGCGCCTTCAACTCTTTCTCTACTGTTTCTAGTTTCAGTATAAAATTTGGTTTCTATTCTTGAAGGATCCATTTCTAGTCGATACATAATGTTTCGATTATGAGTATCGCCACCATGTCTTACTACTAAATCAGTTCCTTTAGCGTCATCCATGTAAGGCGCTAGAGGGCGCATTAAACTTTCTGTAACAGCTTCCATTACTACAGGATTGTTTAAAGCGTGGTATACACCTTCTCTTTGTTTAGCTCCAGACACGCCACGCATTTCTAATATTTTATTAGCTACAGCAATTTTGTCAGAAATAGCAGGATCAAATGGTGACAATTTACTTGTTAAATGAGCGTTAGGTAACATCTCTTGAAGCTTCCATTCTAAAACAAATTGTGTATGCATAGCTGCTTCTGAAACAAACCCAGATTCTTCTTGATAAAGTTTTATCATTTCATTACGAACAATCGCATCTTTTTCTTCACTTGGTAATTTATCCCAACGTCCACCTTCTCTAGCGATAGCAGCTTTTTCAGCTTTTTTATGAATGGCTTTATTACCCATTTGCATAACATCTAAAAATTTTCTTGAAACAATGGCAGGGAATTTAAGTAACGCAATATTTGATTGAGCCACTGGTTGAACACCAGCTAATTGTCTTAATAAAGCTTGTCTGTCACCTTTAATTATTTGTTCTTTAGTCCAAGCAACATCACCAACTTGCGCTCCAAATATTCTGCCGTATTCATCTCGTTGAGAAATTCTTCCCGCCGCAGTAATTGCTAAACGAGTATCAACTTGCGCGCCAAACCCATGACGTAATCCCATTTGTAATGCTTCGTCAAAAAAGTTTCTTGGAGCTACACCAAGTTTTAACAATACTTTAGGTCGCCAAAATTTTTGGAAAAATAAATCTAGTTGAGCAATTCCAAACCTGTATCCTAAATTACGCAACAACCCCATGTGTTGTGTCATTCTTCCAACTTGTCGCCAATCAGGAATTAATTTTAATTTAGTTAATTGTGCGGCGTGAGCTTCAGCAGGTAGCATCGCGCCTACTGTTAATCCTGATTTACCTAAAAATAAATCTTGTCCTATATTTGAATAAGCTTGTTGTGTAGATAAAGCGTACTCATTAAATATATCTAAAGCTTTTTTTCTTCCGTATGCAAAACCACCAGATCTACCCATAACATCATACAAAAATTCATTAATGATATTCATTCGTTGACCTTCTGTGCCGTAAAGAAAACGACTTATGTACTGGTCAATTACAGTTGTAGGAACTCCACCTAATGTTCCCATATCAACTAATGATTTTAATTCTCCAACCATTTCATGATTATTCATAAAATCGGTATTAACGTTTATAGTATTTTTTTGAGGAGCATTTTTAAAGAAATACGATGTCCATTGCATAGGTTTGTACATCGTTTGATAAGCAACTGCAAGCCCAAAATCTCGCAATTTACCAGCAGCATTGTACATTTTGTTTTCTACATAATAAAGATGAAGATCACTTTTAATAAAAGATTTTAAATCTTTAACAGACATTTTTAATTCTTCAGCAACCCATTTAATTCCTTGAGTTTCTAACAACTGCATTAATTCATCAGGAGTTGCAATTTTTGCAGAGTTTAAATTGTGTCGTGCTTTACCTACATCTATACCAGCATGATAAAGTTCATCCCAAGTTTGAGTAGTAGTCTTAGTTACTTCATTAGGAAATCTTAATAGATGTTCATTTTCTACACTTCCGGGTTTAGTAAGTAACCCACGTCTTCTTCTTTCAGCGTAAGCTTTTCCTTGACGACCCCAGTTTCTCCACCAATTAGCAGGGAAAAGAAGTTGTCCTGTGTCTTTATCAAATTTAGGAACACCATGATTAGAGTAATGTGTTTGCCAAAATTCATCTATATGCACCCAGTTATCTTTCATAATTTGAGATAACTCAGGATCACCAAAATTAGCTTTTATGTAATCATCAAGATCGTCGCCTTTTAAAATTACTGCATCGTACATTTCATGCAATTTTCTTGTTGCTTTATTTCTTTGAGCTGTAATAAGTTCTTGTAAAACAACTACTTCGTCGTCAGATAGTTGCCATTTTTTTGCAAGGCTTTTAGCATGCTCTTCAAAATATTGTGGTCGTATTGTTGCTGACCAAATTTCGTCATGCGTAATTGCTTTTAATGCTTTACTAAAGTGTGGTTCAGTTTGAATGTGCGTATAGACAGCATCGCCTATCATTCTTTGACTTATTGCTTCATGCCGCATAACAGAATCAGCCCAAATGCCACCACGCAAACCTTGTAGACTGTCGCCTTTTGACATAAAAGTTCTAGCGCTAAGAAATGCACGATTCTTTAATATGCCACCCCAAGATATACGTGGGAAAATTATGTTACTTTGATGACGTTGATTTAAAGCAACAGTCATTGTGTAATATCCTGCTTGTTCACCTACAAAATCCCACCAGCCATCCCACTCGTCAAGTCCCGGTTTTTTTACAGGTATATTAAAATCAGTAGGTTCAACAAAAACTCTTTCTGTTTTAATAACATTTCCAGCTTCATCTAAAACATCTATTATTTCTGTATCTTGTGTACCAATAGCTGTCTTTCTTTGATGATGCCATCTTTCCATACCTTCTATAACAGATTCAAAACGAGGATCTTTTCTAATTAACTCAACAAGAGGACTTGTTGTTTCGTGAGAAGGTTTACCAGCAGCTTGCAATATTCGTTGCTCTACTAACCACAATTCATGTTTTGCAAAAGCTTCATTAATTTGATATACTTTTCTACCTTCAGAACGAAGTTCTTCTTTTCTCCATCTAGAAGTATTTCTAAAATAAGTATCCCCAGATTTTTCTGCCCATGTTTTAAGAACACCTTTAACAGATTTTCTTGAACCGTCAGTACCATTAAAAATACCTCTAGTTAAGCGCGACCCTTGTCCTACTTCACTAGCAGCTTTATAAGCAGGAACTCCCATTTCAACAGCTTCTTGTAATTCATCTAACGCTCGTATAGCAGAAGCAGCTTCACGCTCTGTTTGAACTGCGCCTTGATAGCCTTGAAGAGTAGAATTATTACCCATTCTTATACTAGAACGAGCATGTCTAATTTTAGCTATACTCATTAAACCGGCATTAGTAGGATCAAATGTTATAGATCCAATAATTTCAAAAGTTACTCCTATAGCTTTTCTATTCCAATCATAAAAATTACTTGCATGTGAAAGTGCTTCTTGACGACTGTCATAATATTCCACACCTCTTATTATTTTTTCTCCATTAACCCATTCTTTAGCTTCTTCATCGTAAACTTCAGTTTCGTAACCTTGAAAAGAATCTGGTCTTTTAGTTTCTAAACCTTCAAATCCCCAAAGATCTTCTCGTCTAGCACCACCAAAATAAGGTGGAATTTGCAAAACAAGATCATCCCAAGCATCCATATGAAGCCCACCGTAAGTAATGTTTCCTGCCATTGCGTATCTTTCAGCGCCACGCCAAGAAGTAGAATTTAATACACCGCTCGATAAAAATCGTTCCATGCTTTTACGTGCGTCTATTTGATCTCCACCATTTTCATCTAAGTAATATCTAAAAATTCCTTCGGAGATATCCCCATATCTTTGGGTATATAAAAGCTGTTCGTATAATGTTTCATTACCATTAAGTTGATCTTTAATAGCATTAATAGTTTCATCAGAATATGTTGTTTCTGCGTGTTTAGCGTTATCCCAATATTTAACAACACCGTGAAAAGGTTTTAATAAATCATTTGGATGAATGCCAGTCATACTGTCCATCCCAACAGCAAAACCTCTCTTAGCTCTTCCTCCAACATTATGAAATAACCAATCAATACCTTCAATAGTTTTTCGTGGGATATAACTACCAGCCGCACCAATCAAAGAAATAGGTGCCGTAACACCTAGCCAAGGATTTTTAGCTATCGTTTTAGCAGCAGTTCCAAAATATTTTTTAGGATGTTTAATAGCATCTATTGGGTTATACCAAGACAAAGCATTTTTTTTAAATTCACTACCTACTTCTTCATCAAAAAAATCTTTCCAATCCCAAGGATTCCACCAATCAATTTTATCTTTTTGAGGCAGTTCGTAACCAAATTGATTTAATTCATTTCGCGTAGCATCAGGTAAAGCATTCCAAAAAAATCGTTGCGATTCTTTTTTCATTCCTTTTAAATAATCGACTGCTGAATTTTTATGAGTTTCATCTAAAGCAGAATAAAAACTTTGAAGCATTTCTCCATCAGAAATAGTTGTGTTAAGAATCAATTCACTTAACAGGTCGTTATCTAATTGGAATAAACCTCCTGCACCAGCGTCAGATAAAAGTTGCAGCCTTCTATTAAAAGTAATTTGCGCTTCATCATTAGAACCACCAGAAGGAGAAACAGATCTTCTTTGTCCTCCACGTCCACCTCTACTAGAAGATCCTCCGCCTGCGTAGACTTCTTCTTCTACGCTCATAGTGTTTGGCGGCTCTTAATGTGCGAACCTAGTGATTGTAATACTTCGCTTTCCGCATCTGCTAAACCTTCAAGTAATCTATTTTTAACAGCAGTAACTTTTTGATCTTGTCTAAATTGTGCAGAATCTAAAGTTCTATACAAACCAGCAGTTATATCTAAAATAGGATCATCGTCAGCAGCATTCATAGCCATCGTTTGAGGATTGTACATTCGTGCTGCTTCCAAAGCATCAGGTGAAGCTTGCGGAGCGCCAGCAGAAACAATACCTTGTGGCCCTTGCAAAACAGGTTGAGATGCAGGAGCATTAGTAGGCATTCCTCTATTGTCAGGTAAACCTATTTGATTCTGAGCTTCAATGTTTTGTTGACCCTGCCCATAAACAACGTCAGGAGAAGTAGCCGCAGGTTGTGTACCACCAGCTTTATCTATTTTAGGTTTAGGTGCTGTTCTTGCCATTAGCCACCTGCTGCTAATGCCGCTTGCATTTCTGCTACTGCTTGTTCAGGTGCCACATTTTGCGGAGCCGCAGGTGCGCCTTGTGCCATAGCTTCAGGCGGTAAAGCTTGAGGAGGACCAGCAAGACCCATAGCTTCTTCAGGAGATATAGCTTGTTCTGGTTCTGGAGGAGGAGCTTGCGCTGCTTGCATTTCTCTAATTTCTTCGTCAGCTTTTTCTATAGCTTCAAAAATATCAAATCCTTTTTTACGATGCTTTTCAATTTTAGATATATAGACTACAGGCAACGCGCCTTGAACAGCTTGCTGTTGTATAGCAACCATAACAGCTTCTTCTAATTGTTCCTCATCAACTCGTCTACCTTCAGCTTCAGGATCTTCAATAAACGGATGTTTTGTTCTAAATGTTGAAAGACTAATACCTTTCATTTGCAACAACTGTCCAAGCTGAATAGTTGTACCTTGAACATCAGCACCCGGAACTGAATGAGATACTACGTTATCGAACGTTTCAAAATGTTCGTTAGGCGTGAACTCGACCTGTCCAAAATCGCCTGCATAACCAGTGAATGTAGATATCGTTTTGCTTCCAAAGTATCCTTTATATGTGGCGAATAAACATTCATTGAGATGGGGAAGATGTCCTTCCATGATCTCTTGAAGTTCTTGTATCCTTGGATCAAGAGCGGCACCCATAAGAGCGTCAATACCCCTACCAGTGCGAAGAGCGCCATAACTTTCTCCCCCAATTTGGGGAACCGTACCTGTCGATACTCTGGCATTACGTTCGAGTCTATCGATGACGATGTTCGTATTCTGGTCAGGTGATCCTCTAAGCTCCCCGATTTGTTCTGCGTCGAGAAGAACATTGACCTCGCCTTCCCTACCATCTTTCCACTCACCTCCTACTATCATCGGCACCTGTCCTGAACGTCCGATGATGTAGCGATCTGGGAAGATTGCTTTCTCTTGGGCTATTATTTCAAGTGCCATTAGTTTTGCCATAAGATCGACCATCCCAACGACGTTCGATACTGAAGAAGAAATTTTATCTAAAGTGACACGACCCGGAGTTATTACTGCTGGCATACCAGCAAGATTTTTATACCTTGACAATTCTAACTGTGTGCTGTGATAAGGGTACGATTGATTAAACTGGTTATAACGAGGTCCCATTATTCCGATGACAATATCTTCTTCGTCAATCCATTCACAACAATCCCATAACTCTTGCCGTGCATTCTCATCAGATGCTATTGGTCCACCATTCTCATCTCGTGAAGCAGGATAGTTAGCCCTTAACCAATCACCTGATTTGCCATAAACAAAAGCACAGTTACGTGGAATATCATAATTCTCAGCCGCAGATGGTTCAGGATAAACACCAAGAGGATCACGAACCTCTATCTTAGGCATACCCATATTGAAATCTGGTGTTACTACAAGAGCAGTAGTCGCGTAACCAGCAAGATGTCTGTAAGCGCGACGCATTTTTAACTTATATTTATTCTGATACCACGTAGCTGCAAGCGCACGTTTACGAATATCAGCATATTGCCTCGATCTTTTACCACGTTCTTTACTAGGATCAATAGCAGGGCAACCTATATATGGGGTTACAGATGCTGCTCTTTGAGCTACAGCATCAATGTTTTCAGATATTAAAGCCGGAGTTAATGGAGGAAGAACAGGTTCTTCGTCCATAGAAGGAAGAGGTATAACATAATCACCGTTATACCTATCTTTAATATCAATCATCTTTGACAACAAAGGTGACTGAATGTCTTGTCTCTGTCGGACTATTCCGACTATTTCCTCAAAAGAATACGCCACTAATAAGCTCCAATTTTAGAACGTGTCTTATTATAAGGTAGCGCTTTAAAGTTAAATTGTGAAGAGTCTACAGCAAAAGCTTGCTTTCTTTGTCTCCAAAGAATCCATATAAACCACAACGCCATCACCCTATCTTGCCTCAATTTCGTACCTCTTATCAAAGGTCGCCATGATTTAAGCTGTCTTATAAGCTCATCAGCTTGATGCCTAGTAACAGGATCATCAGCGTAAGCTATGTCTATCTCCCCCCGCATAAACGATAAAGCCATCGACGGTATCCCAATAGTTTCATCATATTTGTTTATACCTGTTAGATGTTCCCTAACTCTAAACCCGTATCTTTCAGTCATTTCTATAAGACGTTCATCACGAGACAACCCTTTTTGGAACACCATCGCTTCTATAACTACATCAGAAACAGTTGCACCATTTTTTTGACAACGTAAAATTGCTTCTTCTACTACCTGAAGTATCTGCTCATTTCTAGTTAATCCTTGATCTTCCTGTAAGAAAAGTATTTTTAATTTTCCTTCATGCGGTGTAGCTGCCATAACACAATTCATTCCACCCAACGCAGGGTCAACACCAATATAAACAGTGCAATCTTTAGGAGGATCATGCAACGTAGAACGCAACGGATTTAAACATTTCTTAATAGAATCATCATCAAACGTAGCTTCTAAAGAACTTGAAGGTTCTTGCATATAGTTACGTGACCAAGCTTCTTCACCAACTTTGCGTCTAATCCTGTCAAGAGCTTCCATAGAAAACATCTCAGGCCACAAAGGTTCAGGATCTTCGTCACCATTTTGTACTATTGCAGGAAAACGAATCACTCTAAGAATATCTTCATCTATCTCAGTCATAATCCTCTGATAGAAATCATCTTCACCTACACGAGTACCGTTAATACTTGTACGCCCGTTCTCTCCCGGACGAGTTAACCAGTCCTGTCGAAAAATCTCGAACATCTGTTCTGTTAGATTTAACGACACGCGAGATTGAATATCATCAATGTGTAGATGATCGGTGCGTGTACCAGCAATCTTTGATCGCCAACCTAAAGAAACCATCGAATAGTCACGCTCATCATGTGCAGACTTTTTGTATACATTAAAATAATCTGCTCCCCACGCTTGAGCAGTTTTACGACCAGACGCATTCTGTGGAACAAAAGGACCATACTTAGCTACATATAGTGGAAATGGACCAGTTGGTTCCATACGAGTACGAATACGACCAAGGATTTTCCTAGCCATATCCTGTCCTTCTGAACCTACTGTGATACGAAACTCAGGGTTTGTTGCAAGTTTGTAACAGAAATAATCTTCAGCAAGTGTTGTTTTACCGTGTTCAGGTGGCCAAAGAATCAGCGTAATATTTCCGGGGGGTGTGTTTTCGTATGCGTCTATAGCGCGTAAATGAAACCAAGGAGACATATGCCCGAAATGTTCTGATCTGAAATGTTCAAATGCTGGTGTATCTTTGTCAGGTTTTTCAGTATGAAAGTTGAGTCTTATAGCATCAGCTTTTGCAGCAAAGTCTGGGAATCTTTGCCTCCACTTTTCGTAAGCAGATCTTGTTACCCCAGTAGCTATAAGAGCATCAGCGACTTTTCCATTATTCTCTAATGATTCTAAGAATACTTTCCTGTTAAGGATGCCTTTATCTTTTGATGCGTTAGCCATTTAATCGAATACTGAAGGTTGTACTTCCAACTCTACTATACCTGCGGCTATAACCCCTTCATCCCCTGTAATTCTAACAGCATGTGTGCCAACTTCAGCTAACGTTAAATCAACATAGTAGATACCTGTTGCACTTTTAGTAGCTGCTGGTGTTGCATCTGTCCCACCTGTAGGTTTACGCCATGTAACTGTAACATCATTAATAGTATCTGTAGGATCAGTGTTTGTGCCGTCGCTTGTAAAAGTAGCCGTTACTCGTACTTGATCTCCTTTATCGTATGTTGGCATTAAAACTCCTAAGTAGTACTTACTTCTAATGTAACGTCGTGATATTGCGTTACTGCAATCGTAACATCATGATAAGTAGAAGTGGAAATAGATACGGCTGGTTTTTTGTACTTTACAAGAATAGTTGTACTTGTAGTACCTGCTGAAGATAACGCACTAGCTATTGGACGTTCTTTAACAATAGCTGATGTCCATGTAGCTGCCGCAGAAATACCTGCTTCTATGGGTGCTTCTCTGTCGATAGCTGCTACAACAGAAGCCGCGCTTGACGCAGAAACAGCAACAAAAGCTTTTTCGATTATCGCAACGACAGTAGAGCCGGTAGCTGAAACACTACTTGCTATTGGGGCTTCCATTATAATAGCAGCAGACAAAGACGCTGCTGAACTAGCCGCAACAGCTACAGAAGCTATTTCAATTATTGCAGCAACAGTAGAAGCAGTCGATGTGATAGAAGAAGCTATTGGAGCTTCCACAACTATCGCACCTGCAACAGAAGCACTACCCGATGAGGTAGCTGCAACTGATGCTTCCATTACTATCGCTGCTGAAATTGAAGCCGCAGAAGACACACTTGAAGCTACAGCCGCTTCCATTACGATAACTGGAGCTATAGAAGCAGAAGCCGAAGGCGTAGCACCAATACTAAAGTTAGCTTGAAGAGTACACGCTAAACTTGCCGCACTTGAAGGCGTTGCCGCTACGAACGCTCTTTCTAGAATAGCCGTAGCAGTAGACGCAGTAGATGATATACTGGCAGCTATGGCAGCAGACTCAACAATAGAACAAGAAACAGAAGCCGCTGAAGAAAGCGCAGAAGCTACTGGCGCTGTGTGGGAAATAGCAGCAGAGATTGTCGTTGAACACGACAAAGAAGACTGAACTAACGCTTCTTCAACAATAGCGCAACTTACTGAACCGGCACCTGATATAGACGCGGCTATTTCATGGCGAGTTACTACGCCCTGATATGTAACATCGGATGCCCGATAGTCAATTCCGCTTTGTCTATAATCGTATGCCATCAGCTAGGAGGCGTAGGCCAAGCGTCGAGTTCCGACATTCGTGTTTTATCTGTGAAACGATCTCTTAAAGCTTGACGGTACGTAGCCCATTCAGCTTTCTTCTCGTCAGACAACGGATTGTCTTCAGCGTATTGAGTCCAATCAGAATCAGCTAACATCACGTTACGTTGATGGCGTTCAAAACCAAGATCCAAATTTATCTGTTCTTCAGCCGCTTCGTGCATTGCGTATTCTTCTTCAGTCAATTCTCTTGTAATAGTTTTAGTAGGATCATTAGGATCCGTTTCCATTACATGCGATGGTCTTAACATTTGTTCTCCTTACCCAACATCGTATACATAATGATCTATTCTAGAACCCGGAGCGTAATAACTATGACTGTTACCTGTAAAAGTCATACCTAAATAAGTGGCTGTGACTGAGCTTCCTTCTTCGCTACCTCCTCCGCGACCAATCCACGAATAAGGAGGGTACGTATCCAGATCACCGTATACGTTACTTAAACCTGATCCTGTTGTGTTCGTGTCGTTAGCTGAAGCAAATTCGTCATGCCACCAAACGAAACCACAATTAGGCATGTTACGGTATTCAATTTTTGTAACCCCCCATTGATGATCGTCGGTAGTAACGTGACTATTTGCTATAGCTATATACGGCCAGTAAGTACTCATACTTGTATAAGCAGTTAAATAAGCACTAGCCGCATAAAGCTGGTTGAAATCATAGGAGCTACTCACAACCCATCCGTCGGTAGCGTTGTAAACCCTTGCGTAAATCCAACCGTATTCGTATTGAACATGACCTGTGTCGCCGTCGTTTCCTGCTAACGAACAATAAATAACCCCAGCCGACCCTACAGCAAGATTATGGCTTGATGTTGTGTCATTAGTGACAACAAAAGATTCTTTCCATGTTAAACCATCAGAAGCCATTAACTTCTCACCCCCCATAAATCTAATCGTGAACCTTCAACAAGATTATAAGTAGTACTACCTATATGTATTTGGGTGGCTTTAGTTTCTACCCTGTAATTCACCCAACCCCAATAAAAATAGTTATAAACAGTCGCTCCGCTTCCTGTAGTGCCAGAAGTGTTATGACAGCCGCTTCTAAAAGTTATTGTTGTAGCCGCATCAGATACGCTGTGATTCCAAATAGTTCCTTCTGTCCAACCCACAACATCGTCTGTAAAAGAAGCTGTACCACCAGTAGAAAAAGGTAGAGCGCCTAGAACACCATACGTTTGTCGGTTATCCCCATACGCATAACGATTACCTCCATACCCCCAACCAATGCCTCTGTTGTAATGAGCGCCTGTATCAAAACTACCTGCATCATTATTCTCAAAAAAAACGGAAGGGGAACTGGGAACACTAACATTACCATTCCAAGCGGCGCGAATAACAAAATGAGTGTGTTTATAAGAATCATCTAAGTCAGGTTGCCAAGCACCAAAATGACTATCACCCGCAGTTTCACCACCGTAATAATGTATTAAAGCTGAATCTCCTACTTCTGGCATTACGATCCACTACTTCCTGTTGCTAAACCGTACAACAACATGTACGAACCTTGTTCCCATACACTCCCACTAGCATTACCCATATAAAGTTTTAAATTTTTAACAGCGTTAGTCCAGTCACTTTGACCCCATACATCGCCGACTATATCATGCCCTGCTTTGTTTCCTTCTGAACCAGCACTCATACTCACATAAGTAAGCTGAAAAGTTTTAAAATTATGTGTGTCGTTCGGATTGAATATAGTGAACGTCCCATGAGCTTTATTCCTAGCAGGAACAGAATACGATTTATCCATTAGTTGTGACCCGTAACCTGTTTCGTTTGGATTCGACTGATTGTAATAATTAGCGCCACGTTCACTTGCCTGATAATGGTCATTTACACTTGCATCCCAACCCGATGTGTAACTCGTACCAGTATGTCCCACTTGAACCACTATATAAGGATGACTACCAGCAGTTGTGTTAGTAGAAGAACCACCCCACCTTAATTGCAACGTTTGATAATCAGTCCAAGGCCCATTAGTAGTAGCGCCAAGAATATAGCTACTATTATCTGAAGCTAACGAAGGCACAACTTCTTCTATAAGAACCCAACCGTTACCCGAAGTGTCAGGACCACCAGCCGAACCTGCAACACCGCTCTGATACTGAAACTGCATTACGCACTCAGATTTCCGAAAACCATCCACTCATCGGTGCCGATTTTAACAAGCGTAGCGGCAGAAAACTGTGACTTGATTTTCAGCTTGCTGCCGTCCGAGCGTAATGTCACACCCGAACCGGCAACAATAGTAACCTGCCCAGCGCCGTAATTGTTAACCAACACTTGCGAACCGATAGTAAAAGCAACTGAACTGTTAGGAGGAACAGTCAAGTTAACCGCAGACCCTTTATTCACATTAATTATTTTCGCTGCATCATGAATTACTAAAGTGTAATTATCTGTAGGCGTATGAATATCTAACGTAGCCGCGAACGTAGGAGAGTAATCCCACTCCGTAGTACCAGTACCAGTACCTACAAGAACAGCACGATTAATAGGGTTACTGTCAGTACTACCTAACTTTGTTTCCAAAGCGATAAGAGCGCCAGAATGATTCGTATGAACTACGTCATGCTCGAACCCTGTGGCGTCCAAATCAGTAGTACTAGACGGCGCAGGTTGTTGTGTAGCGGTATCTAAAGATCCCGGATAGTTAGTAGCCATTGGACTATGCCAATGTTATAACTAGCGCACCTGCTGCCATAGAAATCGTGTCTCCAGATGCTACAGCCTTAGAAGCCGTAACAGCTCCATAAAACAAAAGGTTACCTGAAGAAGCCGCATCCCAAATACCTATATGACTCACAGTGCAAGCCGGCATGTTAGTGAACTCTTCAGCGGACGAATTGTCTATAGTACCTGCTGTAGCATGGGCGGCATTGAATGTAATAGCCTGACGGGCGTAAGACCCACCAGAACACTCTGCACCGGAACCGGCATCAGTAGGATCTGCGGTATGCAACGCAAGATGCACAGACGCAGGAGCCCAATCTGCTTGATCGCGAAGAACATAGTCTAAGACTTTATTCTCCAAATAATTTGACATTGCTGACATTAATATCTCCTAAAAGGTTTGAACATGTTCTCTCCTATGATATAAATATATACGCGCCCCGTCCATACTACAGGG